GGCTAATCTACAAGAGGCTAACCTACGAGGGGCTAATCTACGAGGGGCTGACCTATGGGATTGTACAGGCAACAACAGAGAAATTAAGACAATCCAAGCAGGTTGTTACACGGTCGCTTACACACAACACGCTGTGCAAATAGGTTGTCAACGCCATACATGGGAACAATGGTGTTCTTTCTCTGATGAAGAAATAGACGACATGGACACAGATGCGTTAACTTGGTGGCGTACATGGAAACCTATCTTACAACAGATACTGGATGCGGAGGGTAACAATGATTGATTTAGATACAGAGCTTGAGCAACTACTAGATAACTTTCAACAGAACGGACGACTGTTTGATGATGACTTCGAAGAAGCACAGGAATGTGCAGACAGTTGGCATGAGTACAGCAGTAAACAAGTGAATGAATAGCAGCCATTTTAAGGCGTTATTATTTCTAAGCAGTACGATGGCATAGGGTAGGGTGCAATAGCAGATTACCTACCTCTTAAAACAGCCTTAAATCAAACATACGAGGTGATACAATGGTGATTACATTGCCGATTAAAAGTAATACACACGAATACAGACTGAAAGCTGTAGCTCATGGGTATGAGTTGCAGGTGAGTACATGGAACAAGAAAAGAGGGCAGTGGGTCACTGTTCCTACTGGTGAAAGGCATTGGAAGTTTAGCAGGTTCTACCCTACCATTGAACAAGCGGCTAAGGGTATCTGGAAGGAACACTTAGTTAACCAATGCGATACGTTAGAAGAACTACGTAAAGAGCAAGGGTTGTTTATTGACATGATGAGTAAGGAGCTAGCATGATAGGAATCAAAAACATGGGGGATGCCAACAGCTTCGGTATCAGCCCCGATACATTTGAACATCCAGAGTCACCGAAGTTATAGATTATCGGGTCAACATTACATGAGCTAGAGCGTAAGAATCTGTTAACTGAATCTTTAGAGGGTTACGAAAAGGAGATCAACAATGAAATATTACGTAGTAGATGATGTGGAAGGGATTGAATACAATTACGACCCCGACACAGAGCAGTTAGTGGAACACTACCAACAGCTAATCACAGAGCGTAAGCAGGAGATTGACAGAATTATCTGCGAGAAGATGGATGAGTTTTCTTACCGTTCTTTCAACGTCAGTTTAAAGACCGCTATAAAGAAAGACATTGTAATCAGGGCTTATGAGAATCAGATACAAAGGATTTACAACAACGCCATACCTGAGATGGTTGTGGTTTACAAATAGGAGATACAACAATGACACTGTGTGAGCTGCTACACTTAGCACGTAAGGGATACGCAATAGAGATTACAGACAAATGGATAACTGTACACGATAAGCGCAAGGATAGCAAGTGGGTGGAGTTAGGACATATCATTGAATCATTGATATATGTACCAGTGATGATTGGGTTAGCGCTCTTACTGTTCGCTTAACGTGTAGTATGACAATGATTTATGTTAATCTAAAGATTAATTATTATAATCTAAAGATTATTTATTATCATTGTATATATTATATATTACTAATTATATTATATATTATTTATTATTCTTTATTATCTATTCTCAATTGTCATTGAGTAACTAATTATAGTAATAGCATATACTTGGCAAACCATTAGTTAACTATAAAATTTGAAGAAAATTGTAAAGAAACAAGTAAGCTGTTGTTTTTACTGCGTTTATTTTTTCTTTCGTCTCTTTGCGTTACGGTACGTTTCGCAAGGTGTGGTTGTAAAGATATGTTTACAGATAGGAGAATGTTATGGACAGTAAAGAAGAAGCCAAGGCTTTGATGAAGAAGGGATACCGTGTAACCTCCCGCAAGCATCGACAAGTGACAAGGGTAGACCGCCCTGATTGGCGAGACTATATGGCAGTGAGACACGCACCTTGGGATATTGAAGATGGGTTGGAATGGGTAGAGTGTTTAGGCAGAGGTGCAGCAGACCAATACCGCAGAGTTTATAGCAAGGACACCTTGGTTGTAAGCAAGGCCGCGCTTAGCCACATCGGTAGCAGCAATCACGACCCTGTGGGTTATGTTGAAATTTCAGAGAGAGCATGACAGAAGCCATTTAAGTATGTACCCAGTAGGGTAGCTTAGGGTAGAACAAGATAACGCCATATACAGGCTCTCAGGTGCCTTAAAATTGATTTATACATAGGAGATAACATGTTCACAAGACTACGACAAGCAATCAACGTCCTATTGGGGCGAATGAAACCTGTCCCTGATGGGTACATCCTCTTAAAAGAAGAAACGTTAAGGAAAGAAAGAGTTCATGCTGAAGAACAGATGTTCAACCTCAGTGCATGTCACCGTGAGAACAGGAAACTACAACATAGCTACACTGTAATGACGGAACACAAGGAAGCTATCAGACGTAAGCTACGCAAAGAGCGTATGCGCACCTGCAACTTGTTGTCTGTTGTTGATTACGTGATGGAGTTATGGACTGTTGATGCGTACCCTTCAGGTGAGAGTATGTTGTACGCTATGCAATTCTTACAAGAAGAACTCAAGCAATGGGATGAAATAAAGCGTATAGATTTCAAGGAATTACAACAGATACGAGATGAATCAGTTGACGAACAACAGTTTCGTGATAAGATACATCAACGGTATCAAGAATTAAGAGGTGAGGTATGACTAACACAGACGAGATTAAAGAACAACTGAAAGACCGCACACAACAACATTTAAAGATGTTGTTAGATACAGGGGATGATGAGATACGTAGATTATCTGATGAGCTACAGTATTTCTTAGACAGACGCGAGATAATCAAGGGGATGCTACATGAACAGGCATGACTTTATTCATGAGAACGAACAAGGGTTGATTGATATGGAGGTGGATGCTTATGAAACATGGCGTGATGAATTAACTACTACGGATTTCCTAGACTTCACAAGTACAATAGCGTCCGGTGAGATGTATGAGCTTATTGAACTACTGGTTGATGACTTCCTTTCCAACCGCTCTATGGAGGAAGACCACCGCCAACTGTTACAGAGTATAGAAAATAAAATGTGGAAGGAACACAATGCTGAATCATGACCCTGTTAGAAAGAATCAAGTTAAGGATGTATTGTCCAATATGAGGGCTGATAAACAATACCGCCTATTTGTTATGTCTTCTTTTATCTGTGATGATGTGCAATCCCCTGATGTAGCGTTGTCTTTGCTGTTTACGAATGACATATACGCTAGGGAATACTTACAAGATGCGTTAGAGGAATACATCTATGAGAACATTGAATTGTTTGTGGGTGAGGTATGACAGTTGAAGAAGTTATCAAGACAACACGTAAGTACAGTGAAGAATTGGATGTACTATCTGAACTAGACCCTGAGCTAGACGAATACAAAGCCGTTGAGCTATGGCACATGATGGATAAGGAGTTATTAAATGACTGAGTACAACAACATAACGGAAGAACTACAACAGGACACAGACGTACAAGATAACCTGCATTGCGCTGTTGAGGATGTACAATTCTATTGCCATAACCTAGCCCTAGAAGCAGGGTGGTGGCATGACATCCACACAGGGGAGCTTAAAGAGAGGAACGTAGGGGAAGCTATTGCCCTTGTACATTCAGAGCTATCTGAGGCTCTTGAGGCGTACAGAAAAGACCTCATGGATGACCACCTTACACATCGTAAGGGACTAGAGGTTGAGCTAGCTGACGCTATTATCCGTATCCTTGACTTAGCTGGTGGACTAGGCTTAGATGTAGGTGGTGCATTGGTGGAGAAACTGCTGTACAACACAAAACGTAAAGACCATAAGATACAGGAACGTATTAAGGATGGGGGAAAGGCTATATGAAACAGTTTGAGATGGGGAAGACTTATAAGTTTCTAGCCAACGATCACTCTCTGCTCTCAGAAGGGGACATTTTTACACCTGAAAGAGTAGATGAATATGGGGATGCGATTATAGGCGACTGGTATGTTTTTTGTGAGCGATTAGGTTCAGGTCAAGTTATTGAAATCAAGGAGAACACAATGTTTACGAAAGATGATTTGAAAGATGGGATGCGTGTTGAGTTTGCCAATGGCGTAAGCCTTTATTGGTTTCGGTCTGACTTGTATGATGACTGTATTACCCTGAAATTTAAACATAATGATGGCTTTTTAGATAACTGCTTACGGAACATCAGTCACGGTAGGGCTTCTAAACTAGGGAACGTGGTGAAAGTAACCGACCGAGATGGAACTGCGGTGTTCGAGCGTGAAGAAACAACAGAGCTTACCATGCAAGAGGTGGCAGACAAGCTAGGGGTCCCTGTGAGTCAACTGAAGATTAAGGGAGAGTGATATGAAAGACTTTTTTATAATGGCAGCGTTTGTATTGATTGTGTTAGGAGCGCGCTTAGTCCTGTTTAACTCCTACGTAGATTGGCAGTGCAGCAACTACCAAGAAATTACAGGCAATGAAACTAAGTACATAGACTTTGATGCTTGCTATGTAAAGCAAGGTGCTGATTGGGTAAGGTACGATGATACATTACGTAACAATGTAAGTAAGGGAGAGTAATGGCAGGTACATGCGTAGAGAAAACGCAATGTCCTGTTTGTGAGAGCAACGGAGAGACAGTGCAAATCTTTGAGGAAGAAGATGGTGCTATCACAGGGTACTGCTTCCGTTGCTTCAAACCTTTTGATGAGGGACAAACAAAGGACTTGCTGAACGGCAGAGAGCCAAGAAAAGCGAAGGCTTTACCCGAAGAATACATCAAGCAACAAATCCAAGAGATGTTGGAGTGTCCTATTGTTGCATTGAAATCAAGGGGCTTGACTCTCGATACAACCAAACACTTTAAAGTTAGGACAGGGTTATCAGAGCAGGATGGGAAGACACCCCACACTTGGCACTTCCCGTTAACACGTAACGATGGCAAGGAACTGGCAGGGTTTCAGACCAGAATCATAGAGACGAAGCAAACCTACAACACAAGGGGTGTATCAGGCTGTGATTTAATGGGCTGGAAACAGGCATTGAAAGGGGGTAAAACCCTTTACATTACTGAGGGTCCTTTGGATGCTATGTCTGTACACCAAGTGTTGACAGAGAACAGTTTGAGCAGGGGTTACACACCTACATTCAATGTTGTATCCCTACCGCTTGGGGCTGGCTCAGCTAAGAAGTACATTAGTCAACACGCTAAGGATATATCCCGCTTGTACAAGGAAGTGCGGATTGTGTTCGACCAAGATGAAGCAGGGCAAAAGGCAGAGAAGGATGCCACCCTAGCCTTACAAGGGATAGACGCACAAGTGATGGTGTGTAAGCTTCCATACAAAGATGCTAACGATGCCCTTAAAGCAGGGGATGAAGAAGCTATCCTGAAGGCGTGCCTGTTTCAGGCAGAGCAAGCACCTAGCAGTGGGTTGATTCTTGATACAACTAACCCTGAGTATTGGGAGGAAGCAAGTAAACCACCAGAGATGGGTAAACCTTGGCCTTGGAAGGGGCTTACTGATTTAACAAGGGGTTACCGAGAGGGTGAGGTATGGTACTTCGGTGCGCCACCTAAGTTTGGTAAGTCAGACTTGCTTAATGAGTTAGCTGTTCACTTTCTGAAGGGTTCACCTACTACCTATATGTGTAAGATTGAGGAACACCCTCACAATACCTTACGTAGATTGGCAGGGAAGGTAGCTCATCATAAGTTCCATGACCCAAGAGCAGGGTGGGACGGAAAGGCTATGGAAACAGCCAAGCAATGGTTGCAAGGGCGTATCCTGATGCAAGACCGTACAACAAGAACAACTTGGCACGATGTTAAACAGAGCATGAGGCAAGCAGCTTACGAGCATGGCGCTAAGGAGTTCTTTGTTGACCCGATGACTCCACTAGCTGTGGGTTTGGATGCGTCAAAGACTAATGACTTATTCGAGCAGATAGCTTTTGAGTTCCAAGAACTTATGGCACAAGTGGAGGGAACAGGTTTTGTATTCACTCACTTAAATCCTATCAAGGTGGGCAAGTCTCATAGCTTCGGAGGGCGTATTCAATCAGACCACTTCACAGGGAGTCGTGCTATGATTCGTTACGGCAACGGTATCATAGGGCTAGAAGGTAATAAGGATGACCAGCAAGGCGGTGGGGTACGTGCCACACGTTTACGTCAATTAGTGTTGTTAGAAGAACGAGAGTTCGGTTTGACAGGACGTATCTCTATGGACTACGATGAACAGACAGGCATGTACCGAGAAATATCTGATGATGAATACATCAGGATAAAAGAGGGGTTAGATGATGACGATTAATTGGGAGGACATAGACTGGCGGTTGATGAGAGAGATGGCGTACAATCAGAACAGACGCTTTAAGCATAACGATTGGTACGAGGATGTTATCCATGATGCGTACATCAAGGTGGCAACTACAGACAAACCATCGAAGTTAGGATGGGTGACATACTACCTTAACACTGTACGTTATCTGCTACGTAGCAAGGCTAAGTTGCCCAAGCGTACAGTTAGCACTGACGATGAGGACACACCAGAGCAGTACGTAACGCCTAGCTTCCGAAGGGTACACCCTATCCTACGGAAGTTCAAGAAAGCGGATAGAGGTATTCTTATACGGCTTCTCATGGGGTACGAGGGTAAGGAGATAGCAGAGTTGGAGGGGTACACCCCACAAAACCTATCCCTTAAACGTAAGAAGATACAGGAACAACTACGAGGTATGGCATGAAGGCAGAGTTAATTGATTACATGGGGAGTGATGACGCAGTAGCAGACGCAGCCCGTGTTAGCTTCGACAAGGTAGCTGCTAACTACACGGACAAGCAGAACAAAAGTCTGTTACGCTTCTTAGCCAAGCATAACCACTGGACACCGTTCGGTCATTGCGTTATCAAGCTGCGTATGTCTGCACCTGTACCTATCAGGACACAGTGCTTCAAGCATAAGCAAGGGTTTGTAGAGAACGAGGAATCACGGAGGTACATCAAGTCCGAGCCACAGTTGTTTGTTCCTGAGTTCTTTCGTGAAGCTCCCGAAGGAAGTATCAAACAAGGCAGTGGCGGCAGGCATTACGACTCAGACCACTGGCTGAAGGTGTACGAAGATACTTGTGAAGACGCTATTGATATGTACTTGGCTATGTTATCTGACGAGGTATGCCCTGAACAGGCTCGTTTGATACTACCGCAGGGTGTTGAGGTGAAGTGGGTGTGGACAGGTAGCTTATTTGCCTTTGCTAACTTCTTTAGCAAGCGTACAGATACCACAGCACAGGAAGAGATACAAGACTTAGCCAAGTCAGTGGGTGATATTATTGAGCCGTTGTTCCCTGTATCTTGGAAGGCTTTAACGGAGGGGGTATGAGCAAAGATGATAGCTTCCGACTAGACTACGCCAAGACAAAGGGGCTTATCCTTCGTAAGTTCCCTATCCTTCGTAAGTACAGAGATACGTATGACTGTGTTGTACAAGATACATTCGCTGACTACTACGAGATACTAGGTAAAGGTGAATGGCCTTATGATTGTTCTCATGTAGCTTGGTTCAAGACTAGGGTATGGTACAACCTCAAGGACTACGAACCATTTAAGTCACGTAAGGCTACCCAAACATGGAAGAAGAACGTACCCCCTAGCTTTGTAGAACTTAAGGAACGAGATGGAGCAGGGGTGCAACAGTCTCCTGAAGAAGACCTAGTGTTCGAGGACACAGAGAAGGAAATGCTGGCAGATAAATGGGGTATCCCTGTTGACACTAAACACCCTGTCGGTGTACTGTTACTCGAAGGACACACAAGGACACAAGTGCAGGAGATACTAGGTAAGGGTGGCACTACCATAACACATCACTTAGATAAACTACGAGGTAAGAAATGAAACCATATAGAGAGCGACTACCAGAGATTGACAAAGCTATTTTTGAGTTGGGTGGGGAGCTAGAAGGGAATTACCTAATCTATCCGATAAATGGAAACGAGCATAAGCCATTTTGCGCTGAAACACTAAACCAGAAAGGTGTTAGCTCAATAACCGGAAGAAAGACGGATTCAAACTCTACCATTTATCGCTGCGTCACGGAAAGCTGGGATTATATCGACATTGAGAAAGCACAATCCCGCTTAGCAGATTGGCGGCGGTTGTATGGGGCTGGGGAATTCGTAATAGCCTTCGATGAATGGTTAGGCTCTTGCGAACACAGAGAGTTGTCACTAAGAATAGCGTCGGTAACTGATTTTCACTGGCAAAAATCATTGGAGGAAGATATGGAAGAATCAAGCTGGTATGAGATCGGTGAGTTGCCACCTGTGGGTACGGAGTGTAGATACGATTGCGCCCATGAGTTAAACTATGGATTGGACAGATGTACTTTTGTAGGATTTAATAAACAAGGACGTGTAGTTATACAAGACTTAGAGGGTGTGTATCGAAGCTACCCTAAAGACACTCTTCGTTTCTGGCCATTACAATCTGAGCGAGATAAGTTACTCGAAAGGGTGGAAGAACTTATTTACGCACTGATAATTTGTGGGTCATCTAGCGAGACTATAACAAAATTTCTATACGAACAAGGGTTCCTAAAAGAGACAACTAAAGGAGATAGCTAATGTATGAAGACACAACCAAAGTACAGGGTAGTCGGGGACTTAGAGGCAAATTCATTACTCGATGAAGCCACCGAGATACACTGTGGTGTATTCAAGTGTATAGATACAGGTAGGGTGAAGAAGTTCAGACCTGAAGACGTACACAAGATACCTGAGTTCCTAGATAAATGCAGCATGCTTATCATGCATAATGGTATCTCTTACGATAAGCCATTGATGAAGAAGCTCTTAGGGTACGAGTACAAGGGTAAGCTGGTTGATACATTACTTATGTCTAGGTTGTTACGCTCAGGACTAAGTAAACCTAAAGGTTGTCGGGCAGGACCGCACTCTGTTGAAGCATACGGCATACGTTATGGACATGCTAAACCAGAGAATGAGGACTGGTCTGTGTTCACTGAACATATGCTACACCGCTGTTCAGAGGATGTGGAGATACAGCATAAGATATACAAAGACCTTATGACTGATATGACTCCAGCTTGGTCTAAGCCTATGAAGCTGACACACCAGTTCTTTGAAATCATGGCACTGCAAGAACAGTACGGGTGGAAGTTCGATGTAGATAAGTGCAACCATTACATCGGTGTACTAACCAGACGTATTGAACGTATTGATAATGCTATCACACCGTACCTTCCTATGATTATGAAGAAGGAGTACAGTGTACCGCTTAACAAACCGTTCAAGAAGTCAGGTGGGTACAGTCAGAGCTACGAGCATTGGTATGAGAAGGTGAGTGAACAAGGCTACCCGTATGCTAAGGACACAGTGGCAGGTCCATTCAGCAGGGTGATGTTCCGACGTACTAGCCTTGACTCAGGGCAAGAAGTAAAGGAGTTCTTACTTGCTTCAGGGTGGCAGCCTAAAGAGTACAACTTCAAGAAGGACAGTAAGGGTAAGCCGTTAAAGGATGACAACGGCGGTCTTATCTTTACAAGTCCTATCCTGTCAGCAGATGATGGGTTTGAGGGTGTATCAGGTAGTGTTGGTAGGTTGTTAGCTTTACGTGTACAGATACGACACAGACGCAGCACCCTTGAGGGATACCTTAAGAACGTCCGTCCTGATGGACGTATCCCGTCTGTCATTACAGGGATAGCAGCAACAAGACGCTTGACACATGGTAAGATTGTTAACGTCCCGAACACAGAGGCTTACTTCGGGAAGCAGATGCGTAGTCTGTTTATCTGTGAAGAAGACAAGACCTTGGTTAGTGTTGATGCTGCTAACTGTCAGGTACGGATGGAAGCTGCTAGGGCTAACAGCCCTGAGTACACTAAGATGCTGTTAGAGGGGAAGAAAGAAGACGGTACGGATAACCACAGTGTGTGTATGAAAGCTGTTAACTCTGTCTTACGGAACCGTGGTATCTCTGAGATAACTAGGGGCAAGGCTAAGGGCTTTAACTTTGCTAAGAAGTTCGGTGCTGGTGATGCCAAGCTAGGTAAGATGGCTAACGGTGCAGCAGAGCTAGGCACTAGCATTAAGGAGGCCATAGCTAGGGCGTTCCCTGCTCAGGATGCGTTAGTGAAACGCTTAACAAAGGAATGGAAGCGTAACGCTAAGGTGAGTAAGAACAAATGGGGTAAGCCACAGTACAGAGATGGATGGATTACAGGCTTAGATGGCGGTCCTATTAAGATAGAGTCCGAACACATGGTGTTAGTGTATGCTCTTCAGTCGGATGAAAGCATATGTTTACAATATGCCACTTGTTATTTACACAAATGGTTGTTGCAACGTGGCTACCAACACGGTAAGGAATTCGGCTGGGTCTGTAACTATCACGACGAATTCACCTTGGAAGTGGATACAGATATTGCCGAGGAAGTCAAACAGCTAGGCGAGAAAGCGATACGTCACGCTGGGGAACACTTAGGTTTGTCTGTACCTCAACTTGGCGAAGGTGAAATCGGGAGGTCATGGAAGGAAGTCCATTGATAACCCATTGATTTATAAGGAGTTTTATGTTTCCTATTACAAGAGAAGCACTTAGACAGAAGATAGAAGACGGTTCTACCCCTCTGCCAGAAACAGGTTGTTGGTTATGGGGAGGTCATTTAAATGCCACAGGTGCGCTTTATCCGTGACTTGATAGCACACGGCAAGAAGCCTAAAGCTATTTGGCGCAGGTATTTCGAAGGCCATATTAGTTATGACCAAATTTACAAAGCAGCCATAGGCAAAACCTTTAAAAATACACACTGATACCATTTGACATTACATTTTATACGTGCTAAGTTGCACAAATCTTTTAACACGTTAATCACTGACGTGATACACGATGAACACAGAGGAATACAATATGTTTAACACTACAGCAGTACAACAGACAAACAAATCAGGCGGCGGTAACAAGCAGAACTTCGGACCAACGCCAGCAGGTATGCAAGAGGGTCGTATCGTCCGTGTTGTAGGCTACGGTCAACAACTACACAAGGGCGGTAAGAACTTAGATAACCCGTACAATAAGTACGTAGATAAAGAAGGGAATCCACAACCTACCGCTGCTATGCGTATCGCTATTGAGTTCCCTGACCTTCTATTAGATATTGAAGACAAAGACGGGAACAAGAAACAGCGTCCACGTTGGGAGTTCAGTAGTGATATCCCTATTAAGTTCTTCACGGACTACGATACTAAGGTCACTAAGCTACATGAGAAATCTAAGCTGAATGAAATTATGTCAGCGGCTTTCCCTGAGCATACAAACAACTGGACAATGGATAAGGTAGCTGAGTACATCCCTAAGCTGATTGGTGCGCCTATCCAAGTGTTCATTGCTCATAAGCCTAACAAGCAAGACCCTAGTATTGTGTACGCTAACATCAAGAGCTACAGTGCATTGAGTAAACGTGCCGCTGAGGGGCTGCCAGAGTTGGACAACGAGCCTTTGTTCTATGACCCGTACAACCATGACGAAGCAGCATTTAATAAGCTCGCTCCGCATGAACAAGAGCGCATTAAGAACCGTGTTGATGCTCCGCAGAATCAGGGGCAACCTGTTCAGTCAAACACCAGTCAAACAAATCACACGCAAGAGACTGAGACGCAGGCTGCACCTAGTGTTGAAGATGAACCTTGGTAAGCAACAGCTACGCTGTAACTAAATACAGTTACATTAGCGATTGTAACTAAATACGTACACACTGCCCTTGACGGGGCAGATGTACAAAAGGAGATACACATGAACGACTTAGCTATAGACTTATGCGGGGGCATTGAGCCTCCCGCTTTCCCTTCAGTACATGCAGGCGTTAAGGTACGTACACCAGAAGTCAGTACACAAGAGGAAGAAGGGTACATCAACACAACGGAAGCGGTAGTGGTCAGAACTTACACACTGGATGAGGATGAACTCCCGTTCTTCTTCCCTTCTTTTCTTCGCTCATTCCCTTCTGGCAGTAAGACGTTGTTAGCTGGTGGCGCTATACGGGACATAGTTAACAACGAGAACGTCAGTGATTGGGACTTGTTCACACAGATGCAGTATGATGCTGCCGTTAGCTTCTTACGTAACCACCCTGATGTAGAACTCAGCAGTATCACACAAGTGACAGGTGGTGTTAGCGGCCCTGATTACACAGGCAACATTCGCTATGTCCTTGAGTTCTATGTACACGGTCTTGATGAGAAGGTGCAGTTGATTGGTGTTGATGATGTACACAAACATATCCAGACTGAGTTCCCGTTAGGGGCTAGTCGTTGTAGCTACGATGGACACCAGTTCCGCTACACTATGTCGTTCGCTAGGGATATGCACAACAAGACATTCACTATCAAGAATGCTAACAGTCTGACACAGAAGTACATCGACAAGATGAAGGTTAAATATCCTGAATGGGAGTGGAAAGTATGAATGAAGAACTGAAGAATAAACTTAATGAGTTCTTAGGTAAACTGATTGAAGGCATGGAGAAAGCAGGCGAGTTTGCCGTTGACCAGATTCCGGATGTTGTCCAACAGGCTTTGACTTGGTTTGCTTGGAAGAGCGGCGTTGGCTTTCTAGCAGGGTTGTTTCTACTAAGCGCCACGCCTTTCATTGTCAAGTTCCTGAAAAAACACTGGTGGCAAAAAGATAAAAGCGGAAGTGTTTTGACTTGGTATGACGGCACACCGAAAGCAAACGATGCTGTTTCCATTTTTGGAGGCACAGCTTTAGTAGCGGTCATTGTTACTGGCTTTTACCTGTTGGCAAATAACTTAGAATGGTTGCAAATCCTTGTCGCACCAAAGTGGTTCATCGTGTCTGAAATGAGTAAGCTGATATGACCAAGCGTCATCCCGATGCCCCTGATTTCGATGAACTGTACGTAGACGCAGACATACTTTGCTATGAAAAGCCCTTCGGAGCCGAATACCGTGACGATGAAGGCGATAAGCAAGTGAGGGACTTCGACTTTGTTATCAATAGCCTATCCCATTGGGATAAATACATACGAGCCCGTCTTGGCTGTGACAAGCTCAGATACTTCCTGACAGGTAAGGGTAACTTCCGAGAGAAGATAGCTGTATCAAAGCCTTACAAGGACAAGCGACCACCTAAACCATTCCATCATAAGGCGACAAGGGACTGGCTGATACACAAGCACAACGCCGAGGTGGTGGAGGGCATGGAGGCAGATGATATCATGTCTTACTACCAAGCTGAAGCGATAAAGCAAGGACGTACCACATGTATTGTATCAAGGGACAAAGACCTCAAGATGACGGAGGGGTGGTTTTACTCATGGTCAGTAGGCAATCAGAAGGAATGCCTTCAGCGTGGTGGAAACGGTTGGCTTGAGCTAGAAATCAAGGGTAAAAAGAAGAAGGTGCTAGGCGGGGGCATCAAATGGTTTTACTATCAACTTATGGTGGGAGACCCTGTTGATACTATCCCTGCCCTGAAGGGGGTAGGGCCTGTTAAGGCAGCCAGTACCTTGATTGATGCTGACACAGAACAAGAAATGTTTAGTAGAGTGCGTACTTTGTACCATGAACTCGGTTACACAGATGAGTACCTTTTAGAACAAGCGAGGTTATTGTATATGATAAAAGAAATGAAAGACGGAAAACCTGTTATGTGGGTTCCGCCTTTGGAGATGACAGATGAGTGAATACTACCCTGATAAATACGTTATCGTAAAGATAACAGACAAAGAAACCAGTGAGGTACACTATCGTGTGTTAGGTACATGGCATGGTGGTTACACTTCGGGAGATTACTACCGATTAAACAGCGGTATTGACCGTTATACGGTAACAGACTTCGGTACTGTGCAATTCTACGGGGCAAGCGGTAGTGTGTACGAAGTGGCTAAGAAGATGTACGGCATGAGTTTGTATTCACAAGGTTGGTTGATGGGGCTAATTGAAAGAAGCAAGGCTGACCTTGAGATGGAGGTTATCACACTGGAGGAATTTGAGGATGAGTGGAACAGCTAAGTACGCTATTGGGGATACCGTTAGGATTGTACGGAGTAAGGTGTTCTGTTGTGGCACACTCCGAAACGGAACAGAGGGTGTGGTAGAGCAGTCTTTAGAAACTAAACAAGGCTGGTTGTATGTATTAGAAGGAGGTGCAGTGGCTTATGAAAAAGAACTCACAAGCGCAGAACACCGTTACCTTTATTGACCCGCCTATGGGATGGCGGTATGGCTTCCCGAAGCCGATCCCCGATGGGTGGAATGATATGACACCGTCTGAACGTAACGATTGGTTCGTTGAGCAAGGCTACCCACGTGTGTACACAGAGGGAATGAACTACCGTGTGTTTGCTAAGGAGGTAGAGTGAAACAATTCCCTGAGTTATGGATTGATTACCCTAGCGTATGGAAGACCAAGGGTGCTTTCTTTTCTTGGTTACGTGGTCAGCTTAGACGTGCTATATGGGAGAGGTATCCTCCTAAGCTACAGTACAAGAACAAGGCTTGCACTAGCCCCCCTAAAGGGTACACAGGGAGAGCTAAGTCTGGTACAACATGTGCTCTTACAGGGGAATGGTGGCCTAAGAGCAAGCTAGAGGTGGACCACATAGAAGGACATGCTTCCTTACGTGATTGGGATGACCTTGTTCCTTTCATCCTCCACCTCTTGTGTGATGAATCCAACATGCAGTTAGTAGGCAAGGAAGCACACAAGATTAAGAGCTATGCTGAACGTAAGGGTATTACATTCGAGGAAGCACAGCTTGAGAAAGAAGTCATTAAGAAAGCTAAGCAGACAGTTAACCAACAGAAGAAGGAGCTACGGTCTTATGGATACACAGAAGAACAAATCAGAAACGACAAACAAAGACGAGAGTGTTACAGGTCCATCCTTGGAAGATATTTTAAAAGCTAGGGCTGCTTTAGACAGAGCAGCCGTACCGAAGCAAGAGGTGGACGATTACTTAGCCAATTTAGATATCCCTGATATAGAGATTGAATACCAAGATAACGATGATGATGAGGTGTGTGATGGATGTTCCATCTAGTTTATTAGACGATTTAGTTCAGTCTGTTCACTTCCACATAGATGCGTTGGAGCAAGAACGTGACAGCCTTGATGTCAATATGGATGTACATTTTGGTTGTACCTGTGGTTGTGGCGGCGACTTCTATGAAGAACACCCCGAGTATTGGGATGAGCAGATAGAAGCTGATGAAGAAATAAACGAACAGATTAAGACATTGAAAGAACGTTTACGGAAACTCCGGATATACAGAGGTGAAGATGCACAAGATAACGATTAAGCGTAAGACCAAAGAGAACGATGTGTTTTATTCAGAGAACACAGCCGTACAATACAAGAACGATGAACATGTCCTAACATTGGTTAGCCCTGAGAAAGAAGTGATGGTTATTGTTGTACCTAAGGGCGAGAAATACACAATCACAGGTCCAGCTAAGGAGAAGAAATAATGAATAATTCAGGTACAGGTATTGGTGGTTTATTACTCGTAGCGTTTATTGTCTTAAAACTAACAGGGGTTATTGATTGGTCATGGTGGTGGGTAGTATCCCCTATCTGGCTACCTATCGTAATAGCCCTGTTCCTTTTTGGTGGTTATATTTCATTCAAAGGTGTGTTACATCTATTTAAAGGAAAGAAATAATGAGAACCCCTTACGAGAAAGTAAAGCAAATATTGGCCCTGAAACGTAAGGGCCTCTCTAGCAGACAGATAGCGTTACAAGTGTTGGGGTCTGCCAGTAAGAAAAGCACAGTGAATGACATCTTAGCTAGGGAGCAGGGGGCTGAGTTCGTAGAGCATATCGATGACCCCATTAAGATGTTGTTCATTGACATTGAAACAAGTAAGATACTCGCCTATGTATGGGGTTTGTTCAAACAGAACGTAGGTATTAAGAACGTGGTGGAGGACTGGTACGTTATTTGCTACTCTGCTAAGTGGTTAGGGCAGGACGAGGTGATTAACCACAGCGTACATCACGATCCACTGCCTACTTCTGGCAGATACAAGCACAACGAATATAAGGTAGTAAAATCCGCATGGAAGTTGCTGGATGAAGCTAAGTATGTGGTAGCTTACAACGGCAAGAAGTTCGACAAGAAGAAACTTAACGCTAAGTTCTTGGAGTATGGCCTGCCTGAACCAAGTCCATATAAAATCATTGACCCGTACTTAATTGTTAAAGGTAACTTTGCCCTTACATCTAACAAGCTAGATTGGGTGGAGCGTATCTTAAACCACGAAGGTAAGCACAAGACAGATGAACAACTGTGGCTTGACTGTATGAACGATGACCTTGAAGCGTTAGAGTACATGCAGAAGTATTGCGACAATGATGTAATAGCGTTGGAAAGAGACTACCTAAAACTCCGTCATTGGGATAAACAATGCCCTAACATAGCTCTTGAATATGAAGACGACAAGGTGCGTTGTAATTGCTGTGGTAGCTCTGACTTATCTGTTGTTGACGATGTGTACGCTAAGACTCAGGTTAGTAAGTTCTCTGTGTTGAAGTGTAACAACTGCGGTAAACATCAACGAGACAGAACGAGTGTTCTTGATAAAGATAAGCGCAGTTCTTTAACCATGAATATCGGAGGGTAGTATGGACACTGAGGTACGGAATAAACAAGGGCCGCCTACCACAAGGTACTTAGTCAAGAATGAGTTCTTCGGTATGGATAACAGCCTACGGATATGGAACACGGTCTGTGTCGCTATGAACCTGTGTGAACACATCAATGATTCATTAGCACAGCGTTACCTTGAGATGAATCTTTATCCAGAGGATGAGAGGGTAGCCTGCATATACGCTAAGAAGATACACAAACTACGACATCCACAGTATGGACTACGTAAGGGAGATATCCCTAGTGTTGATGATATGGGTGTACATCGGAGGGTTAAAGAATGGCAATAAACTACGAACAACTACGGGATTGTGTTATTATTCCTACATTGCAGTACCTAGACCCTGAGATACCGTACTCAGATGAGGCTGTTGATTTGCTTATGTTAACTTGTGCGCATGAGAGTAACTTAGGGACGTACTTAAAGCAGGTGGGTGGCCCTGCCTGCGGTATCTTCCAGTTAGAACCTGACACTCACGATGATATATGGGGCAACTACATAAGTTACCGTGGGGGTATTGAAGATAAAATCAACCGATTGTCTTTAGGCATGACACTCCCTGCTATGGCACATTCGGAAGAATCAATTTATAACCTACCCTTTGCCACAGCTATGGCTAGGGTACATTACTACCGTGTACCAGAGAGTATCCCTAAGAAAAAAGACTTCGCTGTTGAGGATGATTACCTACAAGCGTTAGCTTGTTATGCAAAACGTCATTTCAACACGCACTTAGGCAAGGCTAAGTCATCTGATTACTACTGGGCATACCAGAAATACTGCACATAAATCCAATTTAAGGGCGCTGAGAGAGTGTAGCTGGCGTTTAAATGGTGCAGGCTAGGCTACCCTACCACTAAATAATTTAATGGCTTATATAGCCTTACAGGAGCTTTTATTAAAACACAAAATGTAGTACCAGAAGTGATGAAAGATTTAACAGACCGAATGGCTAAGGGTGTACAGGAATACGGAGAGCCGTTACGTACACACAACGGAAGGGATGCTTTACTTGATGCTTACGAGGAAGTGTTAGACTTAGCTTGTTATCTCAAACAGAAGATGATGGAGGAACAATGACAGGGGTGCAGCTACTACTAACAGTCTTAATACTGCTGGTATTTTACTACATGTTCAGGGACTTTTTTGATTAACACCTGTAAATTAAATTTGTAGTAAAAACAATACCTTAGAAAATACAGTAGTTAACTAAATATATGAACAGTATATTCTAAATACTATCAGCACTCCAGAGACGAAGTCTCTATATACTACCCCTATGCGAACCATGTAAGAAGGAGAGAGGGGAGGATTGTTATCCTCAATCCTTCTCTCCTTTTTTATTATCTATCGGTTAAGACCTAGGTATTGGTACAGTCTATCGTTATCAATATCAGGTTGTTGTTCCTTAACTGTATTAACTACTTGTTGTAACTCACGGTTAAGGTTCTCCACTTCTTCCTTACGTTGTCTATTTCTTCTAGCGGGTAGTGTTTGTATTGTACTGAAAGGACCTTCCTGAAGAACATCCGTACGTCCCTGCTCTCTTTCCTCGTACTCAAACACACCACGTTCTTTATTGAATGTGATATAAGGCTTGCCAAGGGCTTCAGTAGCCAGTCCATCATTCCTGTCACGGAACACTTCAATACGCAGTTGGTTAACTCGTTGCTCCACCGCATCTTGTTGTTCCTCTGTTGCTTGGTTCTTATGAAATTGGAAAGAAGAAGTCTGTGTATCTTTTAACACAGCTTTCATATCTTCCATGCTAATCCCATCTTCCATAGCGTAATCAACAGTCCATGAGAAGTTTTTCAGTAAGCGGTCTGTGTACTTAGGGTCTTGCACCCCGTCCATAGCAGGAAGTGTCTTACGTACAGCCACATAACCTGTCTGATACTCTCGTTCTTTCGTGTACCCACCATTAGCTTCTGCGTTATTCTGGTCTTGTTGGATACGGGTGAAATCTACTGTACCTTGTATCTCACTGTACAAAGATTCACGTAACTCAGGGTCCTCAGTGATAGCCCTTTCTACAAACACATCAGCAGCTTGTCCGTATATCTCACGTAAAGAGTCCATTGTCTTGATGGTATCGATGTACTGAAGGTTATGTTCTACCTTTAACGCATCAAACATTTCCTTGTCACGTTTAATCTTGTCTAATGAACTGGCTTCAATGTCTGTAACAAAGTTCTCCACTGTATCAATCAGTGCATCTCTACGTTTCTCTGCTACTTTAATAGTGTCTGGGTCAGTGAGGCCGTTGATTAACTCAGCGTACTCTGTACGTATCTGCATTTCCACTTGACTAGCTGCTTCTCTTGCTTGTGTCTTAGCGTTTTGGAAGTCAACCGTCCCTGTTGGGCTGTCTAAGTTAATGCTCTGCACCTGCTCATAGAAAAGAGCAGTAGGCTTACTCAGTTGATTGTTCAGCAGTTGGTACTGCGACTTACCAAACTTATTGACAGCAGCCTGTTGGTTCTGCTGTGCCAACTCTAACGCTTCTCTTTGCTGTGCCTTAGCAGCTTGTTGCTCTTGTACGTCTTTCTGGTACTCAGAGAACAACCGTATCTTCTCATCCTCTGTTACAACACCCTCATCTGTTGTCTGAACAAACGCAGCCTTGTATTCAGGCGGGATAATAGCGTAGTTGTTTTCAATACTCGCCATACGTTGTTGTTCTTCACTCTGCTGTGCGGCACGTAGGTCAGTGTTAAGACTACCTCCACGGAAAGACTGAAGCTGCCGACGAATCAACAGACGTTCTTCTCCGCTTGTTGTTGCGTTATTTAGTTCACTACGTAAACGATTAGCTATTTTAGCTTTACCTACCCCTGAGTTAATGAGGTCTTGTTCTAGGTTAAGCAAACGGTCAGCCTGCTCCGCTACACGGGTCTGCATAGCTTCTTGTTCAGAGGCACGTGAAGCCTCGATAAGAGAGCTAGCTCCTTCTAGCACACCAGACAGCGCATTAGCAGCAAATGTTCCGCTATCAGGCTGTGGTACAGGAGCGGCAGAGCCGCCCTGTGTTTGTAGGCTTGGATTAAATCGTGCCATTATTGTTCCTCTTGGTTTTCTCTTTGAAACTCTGTACGCTCTTGTTCAAATTGTTTGAGTGTTTCAGGGTTAGCTACATTCTTAGGGAAGAAAGACTGTTCAGGGTACTGCATATCATACATTGTCTTATCACGCAGTAGTTCTTGGAACAATGTACTACCCCTCATCTCCCGCATAACACGCTCCATCACATCCTTCTCAATACCCGCTTGTGCCATATTGAAAGACCGTAAAGAGATACGTGCATCAATATCCCGTTTGTCTTCATAGGAACGTGCCTTAGCTCTAGCTTCCTGAAGGGCAAGCATATCCTGAACACCATCCTTGATAGCGTCCTCTCTTGCCTTGCTTCCCTTGAAGATGCTATCCATAATTTCGTACTTGTACGTAGGCACACCTGCAATAGCACCGAGCAACTCACCATGCGTAACAGGTAGATAACCTGTACCACGGTTACTCACTAACGTACCTGTACCCCATGCTTGGATAGCTTTGTATGTGTTATTGAAAGATGTAACCTGTGAGGCTAATGCAAGCACAGCTTCTTTACCGATGATTTCAGCATCAGGGTGTTGCATCAAGCTAAAGCCACGGATAGTGTCAGTGAGGCTATCAAAAGCCCTGCTACCTGTGCTACCAGCAGCACCACCCATCACTTCCATAACAGTGTCACGCTCTGTCAGTGCATCGTATATATCTTCCCATGCCTGACCAATACCAGCACGGGCAGAGAAGTTGGTTTCATAACCCAATGCTTCTGTCAGCAGCCCATCAACCATACCCCTATCAGCAGCATCCCGTATAAAGTCTGAAGCAGCAGCATCACCTACCACCTCAAACAAGGCATCTCCTAACGGTATACCCGCTCCTCCGAACATAGCTGTATAAGCTAAGCCCATACGTAACTTCTCGCCTTTAGTAAACGTATCGCCCACAAAAGCAGCAGAAGCACGAAATACAAAGCTATAGAACTGTGCAACGAAACCACTCAAGCCACCACGTAACCCCTGCTGGATATCAGCACGTGACATACCAAGCATGTACTTGTTGGTGGCATCGTGTATCCATTGACGACCAGCAGCAGAAGTAGCGGGTAGATTATCAGGGTTGATAGTTCGGTCATTCAACCACCTAGCACGTGAACTCATATAAGCTGTTGCACGTGGTATCATCTCACCTTCGTTAAAGAACACACGTCCTTTGTCTGCTACATTACCTGTGTACTTAGACGCTGTGCTACGGGCAAGACCAAGTGTGTTACTCCCTGTGTTGGCATCAATGTACGCCATGTTACCGCCGAAGTTATCCATCCCCATACGTCGGAACTCTAACACAGCTTCTTCGAAGTCTCCTAAGAAGCTAGTGCTATCGCCTAATGTTTTAGCCTTTTCAGCAAACTCCCGTAGGAGAGCAGGGTTGAATTCATCAGAGCCATACAACGCTGTACGGAACAACGGGTACATAGTAAGGGACTTCATACCGTACTTAGGCACTGTTGCTGCAATCACTGGTGCTTGTGCAGCCTGCATAATAAAACTAGCAGGGTTGAACATACCGAGTTTAGCGTTGAACGTAAGGTTACGTGCTTGTGCTGTTATGCTGAAGTCTTTAGCTTTGTTAAGGCCACGTGCCAACGTCTTACCAATGTCCCCGCCTAATCCGTCATAAGCCCAGTTAGCTGCCTTGGTCACTTGCCCGTCCCACCAACGCTCGTCTTCAAACTTAAGACTCATCACTTCCCGTAGGTAGTTCTGGTGTCCTTCTATTGTAGATACAAGGTTAGCATCTTGCGCTCTCTTGTTAGGGCTAGCCCGAAGGTAGTCTGTAAGAGGTGCATTAGCACGTACATCTACGTAACTACCGAACTTATGTTTAAACCGTTCTAACGCTGCCTCCCTGAATGCACTGAAAGAAGCGTTACGGGCTGTCAGGTCTATACTCTCGCTTAAAGCAGCGATAGGGTCTAGTGGACCATCCCCCGCATCTCCTAGAATATGAGGTACGCCCTGACCACGCTTGCTGAACCGATTACCAACACCCTCTACAATGTAATCTAGGTCATCTGTGTCATCTACAAACTGCCCGTTGTTACTAACAGGGATAGTCTGGCGATTCCCTACCACTTGCATAGGTTCTTTTAAATCCCATCCATAGGCTTTAGCATTCTGCAAGAAGTCATCAAGCTCTCCCAAGTCCAAGTCACGGAACTCACCTCGTACGGTAGCAGCAGGTACGCCTTCTTCCATCACCTTACGAGCTAACTCACGTCCTTGGTTCCAACGCTTAGCATAGTCAGCAGCTTCTTGTGGGCTGTCTGCACGATACAAGGTCTTATCCCGCATACGCATCTTACGACCTTCTCCTATGTCCTTAACATTGAGTTGTTTAAGGAACACAGTATTACGGTCATACATTACACGCCCACCTGCTTTATAAGAAAGACGTTGGGGGTTTAAGTCAGACACCTTAGCAGTGCCCTTCTTCACAGCAATATGCTTGATGTCCGTGACAGGGAGATACCCTGCTTCCATTAGCTGACTCTTGTCTAGCTGTTCGACCTCAACGATGTCATATTTCTGACCTAATGTTTCAGCTTTTTCTGTGGTTTGTTTAACAGCATTGTAAACAGTGACATCATCACCAATGTTATCCACCACCTTACCTGTGAATCCTTGATCAATTTCAGGAACCTTGATAGTGCTGTAACCACGGGACTGTGCTTTCTCATACAACACACGGTTGTCCAACTGGTAAGCAAAGTCTGACAGTTGGCGGTGTGTCTGGAATGCTGTAATCTCTTTAGTTGTTGGCTCTTGCCCTGTTAGGTTGCGGTACTCTTGAACGAACTCATCCTCTGTGTACCAACGACCCAAGTAGCTATCGTCTTCTGGCGGCACTGTGTTACGCTTACGTTGTGTATCTAGCACACGGGTAACATCACGCTTCTGGTTAGCACTTAAGCCCTTAAAGCCGTTCTTCCATACCTTCCGCATTGTGCTTTCTAACTGAGAATAAGCACCCTCAGCTAAACGACCTTTGGCATGGATAACACTATCCACCCAGTTATCAATGTTATCAAACCTACGGGTGAACCAGTTACGGCGTTTAGGCTCTTGCATTGGAGCATTCCAAGCATCACGCTCTGAGGTGTAACGGATAACATAACCAGATGTTTCTGGAACTATTTCATAACTACCCTCTGGCAGTTCAAGTTCTTTAGCCCTACGGGACGCTGTGCTTTTCTTAGCGAAAGGGTTGCCCTTGGTTGTAACAAAGTCTGTTACAAACCTACCGTCAGATAATGTTTCCTGACGACCAATAGTGCCTTTGTTAAACACAGGCAATGCTTCTTGCTCTGTCCGTAACACAGGGGCAGTGAGGTTTTGTAATGTATCATCTAAAGCACGACCTTGTTTCTCAAGCTCTGCTTGTACCGCACTGTACTTACTGCGTGTTGTATCTTCTGGTACACGTAAAGGGATAAGCTCTGCTTGTCCTCCTGTACTTTGTTGTGCTTTATCCATTGTTTCTTTAGGATTGACAGCACCCGCCTCATCTTTAACAGCTTTAACACCCTTAGTGTTAATCTTAGCTAAGCCTTTAGCCGTAGCCCCCGCCCCTACTAAAGACAGAACACCTTCTAACCCGCCTAATGTTAACGCTAGTTTACGTTCATCAGGGGAAGCATTAAAAGCTAGGTTAGCCACCTCTGCTGCAAAGTCAGGGTTAACATCCATAACGGAGCCAAGTATGAAGGACTTCTCAATTTCTTTATCGAACTCTTCAAGAATACTTAGACGTTCATCTGTACTTTTTGCACGTTGATACCTATCACCGAACTCTTTTAACCCATCTGTGAAGTCAAGACCAAAGCCTGCCACCTTAGAGAACAAGTCAAGGCTAGTGATACCACGAATAAAGTCTACCCCGTAGTCGAAATCACTAGCTGCTGCTACGTTCTTTTCCTTGAGGTAGTTATGCAGGAGTAAGTCACCCTCTAATTGACTAGCCATTTGCTCGGATAGCTCAGGGTTGTTCTCATAGATACCTAGCCACTCAGGGTCTTCCGATGCTTTACGCATACTCCCTGCTACAGCTTCCTGCTCTAATGCAGTACGTTGGGGTTTCTGCTCTTGAATAGCCTTCAGTTGTTCTGTTAGCTGTGCAACATCTGTCTGTGTATCTAATGCAGCTTGTTGAACAGCTTGTTGTAAGCCCTTAACACGTTGTTGGTACTCGGCATTACTAACCTGCTCCCGTAAGGACTGTGGCCCCGACAGAGTGATACGGTGTTTAATGCTTTCTTTGTTAACAGGGTTGAACGTGATGTTCTCTAAAGCTAACGCACCTGCCTCAGCAAAATCATCAGCATCATCAGGGTTCATTTTAATGATGTTACTGTCATTGATGTAGCTTTTCTTTTGCTCTCGTAGTTTACTGCCAACAGGACGGTTGGTGTTAGGAACAGGGTCGGGTAAGACAGCCTGAGAGACAACAGCAGAGGCTTCTTTTTCCTGACCCTGTGGGGTAGCATTAGTCTGAGCATTTACAGGCTCCTGTATGGCCTGTGTTGGCTCCTGTGGGGCTTCTTGTGTTGTATCTACGCCTTGTTCTAATTCTTCATCCATATTACCCGCCCATACCTAAGCTATTATACAAAGAGTTAGTGCCACCAGCATTGACCCCGCCTTGAGTGGTGAGGCCATCTGCCACCTGTTGGTCAGTCATAGGTGTTCCTACAGTCTGACCGTACAAACCTAACCCTGATTGTACAAGGCTTGTAATAGCGCCTGTACGAGCAGCACTCTGTTGTAAATTATTAACACGGTTAGCCACCATAGACTGCCCACGTGCAAAGCCTAAGTTACTGCCAAGCTGCGATTGTAAACTACTAACCCCACCTTGAAAGCCAGAGCTATCTGCTGTACCAGATTGCACAGACTGTTGTGTTAACATAGCCCGTTTAATCTGTGCTTCACGTAACGCTTGTACGTTCTGCCTACGGGTCTGTGCTTTACGTGCGCCCTCTGCTGCATCAGCAGCGGCAGACTGTTTGTTGTATTGTACGTTAGAGCCAATAGCTCCTGCCGCCAAACCTGTAGCAGCAACACCTGTCAGTGTCGCTGTACCTGCTGAAGCACCTAACGCTGTTCCTATTGCTGCGAATGCTGTTGGCATACGCCCTCCTTAACTAAATACCCTATGCTGTTATCGCTTGTATTCAACACTGTGTCTACGTACCTCATCCCTAACATCAATGCAAACTTGTACACCTTAAAACTAGGACACCAAGCATAACACTCTCTTGTTTCGTTCTTTATGTACTGTTGTAGCTGTATGTACATCAGGTAATACGCTTGTTTACTCCATGTATGAACGTCACAATGAAACAATACAACATCTTCTGTTTGCTCTGCGTACAAAGTCCATACATCGTTATCGATTAAGACAGTAGGTGTTGTATCGGTTCTTTCAATACAAGCCTGTATCATTGTCTACCGCTCTGCGCCCATTCTAAGCTGTACCCTAGTAGCTGTAGGTCTTTGTTAGCCTCTGAACTGAACTTAAACTGTACAGCTTTACCTGTACCTCTTATATTGATACGATTACTAACCGTCTGTTCACCTGTGTTGTAATCCCAAGGGAAAGCATCAGGCAAAATACGCCTAGTGTTTAGCTTATACAAATTCACTGTACGCTTAGTTGTCTTAGGGCTGTTCTCTGATTCAAAGTCCCATAACGCTTTGAAGTAACAAGCACTAGGGTTGTCGAACTCGTAGTTACCAGACTCGTCTACGCCTGTAATCTGTGTTTCTGTCTTAGCGAACAATGCCTTCAGATTGATAGCTGTTTGCTTATTACTGAAGTTCTCTAAAGACTCAGGCTGTGACAACAAGAAGCTCTGATAAGCCACCCCGAAGTCTGTGAAATCTGACGCAGTGAAGGTACTGAAGTTATGGGTATCGTTAGCTGTATCAGATGATATAAAGTACACTTGAAGGTCTTTACGAACAGAGCCTACTAACTTGTTGTCACCTTCAGCTATCTGCTGTGGATACCAACCCTGTGCCCTAGTGTCATACACCAACACCTTACCTTGATTCTTAGAGGTAAACACTACCTGTTTATCTTCAGGGATGTACTCACAGAATATATCTCTGGCTACGAAGTCACGATAGTATGTGTCAATAGCAGACTGTGTTAGGTTTTGGGCTTTAAGCTGCCCAAACTCATTGCTCTGTAGCACAAAGATACCATCCTCTGCTACATAGAACAGAGCTTCACCTAACTTTTGGATACCCTGCACAGAATACAAAGTGAACTCTGTTACCTTCTGTACGCTGTACTCCGTTGCATTGAACCCTGATTGGGGTCCATAGATATACCACACACCTCTGTCGCAGAATGCCACAACACCTTGTTCGTATTCTACGATACGTAACACACGCCCTGAGTTCTGTAATAACACCTCACCACCATCGGTGGCAAGGATGTCTGATAGCTCTGAGCTTGTTGGGTCGTTCTTCTGGTAACAACGTCCTAAGGTATTGATGTCATCCACCAACACTTGAGAGAACAAGATACGGTTCTCCTGTCCGTAGAAAATACGACCAAAAGCCGCTGTGCTTGTTGTAGGGTAATCCCTGTATTCATTAGTTAATGCCATTGTGTCTCCTAAAGGGGTTCAAACTCGTTAGGTCTGACAGGCGGTACATACGGGTCAACAGGGTCCCCTGCTGGAGCCGCATCACTGAACAGTAAGTTTCCACCAAGTCCTGACACGTTAGTGCCATCATCAAGGACAAGCTCTGTTGTCTGGCTAGGTGTACCATCAGCTTCTTTGTTTGTTGTCTTGCTTGTCCTGTTGATGTCACGGATATTATAAACGTAATGACCACGGGGTGCTTCTGTGTTACCGATGCTTATACCATCAAGAGAACTGGCGCTGAACGTAGGAACCCCGTTGTTGTTAGGGATATTACCTAAGAACAAAATATCAGCGTTGCTAGGATACTCCCCTATCTTAGTATTGAAGTCTTCAATAGGGTCTTTCTTATCTGTTAAGGATTCATCGTAGATAAGCATGTCCTTCCACCACCCTGCATTGTACAGGTTGTACTTATGGTCTTCAGCTAACGAAACAGGACGCTGGCTAATCGAAAGCCCATCATCGGCTAATTTAAAGTCACGAACAAACAAATCAAGAGTAAACGCAGACAGATTGCCAGAGCTTTCCTGTTTAAAAATAAAGGGCTTAGTACCAAAAGTTATAACTAAACGGTTTCTTATATCAGAAAAAGAGGGCGTACTAGCGGAGTCTTCCAACACTTCAAAGGTGTACTCTGTTTTATATGTAAGGTCTGATTCATAGAAGTACAGTGTAACAGTATCTAATTCTTCATCAGGGTTGTCTGATAACGCAGACACTACAAACAAGTCAGTACTACTCCAATAGAAACCCCCTGTTACTACCCCCTCTGTACTACGGTCAGTCCCTTGGTTCTCTAACCCCTTACGCCTAACACGGATAAGTTGGTTAAGCTGGAGGTCCATATTTATTTCATCACTTGTCGTGCCTTCTTCTGGATTCAGCTTACTTGTCTCTGTGTTTAATCCCTTCGGGAAGCTAAGACTCTTTTGCACCCCTCTGTTTCTAGCCATGATTACCCCTTACGTTTAGCCTCGTAAGCACGAATAGCCTGCCATGCGATAGCTTCTTTAGTGTACTGCCCTGATAGTTCTTTAGGAATTTGACCACCTGTGGTGAACTCAATCTCATGGGCTAAGCCCTTACGTACTACTTGGTATTGTTTTCCTTTAGGTGTTTCCATTGATTCCTTCTTAGGTGGTACTGGTTCTTTCGCCTGTTTAGTAGGTACTGATACTTTCTCTTGCGATTGAGCATCCCCTTTAGCTACCTTAGTCCCTTGTCTGCGTTTACTGTACGGCTTTGGTTTAGCTTCTGCCATTAGTGTCTCCCGTATGTTATCTTCTTCCCTTGACTTCCTATTGTATTGCTTTTCTGTTGCATACGAATCAATGCTGCTCTAGCCCTACGCTGTACTTCCTGAGCAGGCTCTTGCCGTAGCTGTGTGCTAGCTTCTACAATACAGAGGTCTGTGTACAATGTACTTAAATCAGAAGGAATAGGAACAATGAAATCATCCTGTATCAAGAACACTTCTTCTGATGTGAACTCAATACGACTCTTGGTTTGTTGTAATGTCGTGTCTTCTTCGTTATCATAGCTATCAAATACAATTAGCTCTTGGTCAAACGAAGTACAATAGTCAGGCGCTTTGTCTGTCTTGATAACGTACTCAATCCCTGATGGGTCATTGACAACCATCGTGTTAGGGATAGCATCAGACATACCTAGCTGTCGGTCTAAGAACTGTTGTGGCTCTAGGTACTTAACATCTTTGTACCTGATTGTTCCGTTCTGTTTTTGTTTAGCTGCGTTGTACTGTATCCTAGCTGACTGTATCTTTTGCACATTCTCAGGGATACGTAAGTAGTTCGGACGGTTGGGGTCAATGACAGCTTCTAGCGTACCAACACCGCCTGTCCATCCGATGTTGTTGTATCGTTGTGCTAGGTGGTAGTACATCCTTTCACAGATATAAGCAATGTCTGTGCTTTCATCTGTATCAAAGACACTATCAATATCGAACCCTTGCATGTATCGACTGACATCTTGTACAACACGTAGTAGTGTTAGTTTCATGCAAACTCCTTATTTCTTTGTAGGACGTTTGCCCTTTGATTTCTTTTTACAAGCCATTGTTTTTCTCCTTAGCAGCCCCAAGCTTTGCGTGACCAATAGTTTGCGCTGAACTTATCGTTAGCACCCTTAATACCTGCACTACGTGAGCAATAAGAACTCTTGGCTTTCTTGTTCCCTTTCTTAATGCTCATGTCAGGGTCTCCGAAGTGTACAATCTTCTCTTTACTGCCCTTGCAAGCCTTCACTGCCTTTGACTTACCATCTCGCCAAGACTTAACAGGTTGGTTACAAGTCATCTCTGACTTCTTTTTCTTCTTTGCCATTACACTGTTCTCCGGAATAGTAAACTCTGTGTTACAGTTTCCGCAGCTATTGAAGTATTAGCTGTACGGATTACATACACAGTGTTAGGCTCTAAGTAAATATCATTGATGTTGTTATTCAACAAAGCAAGTGATACATTCAGTAATGTAGTACCTGCAACATCAATAGTTGGGTTTACTGTGACAGTAGCTAACTGCTGCTTTGTGTCAGCATTACCGATGTCAATGTAGTTAACTGTATTACCACCAGATATTGTTGCGCCTTTAAGTATCTCTGTAGTCATTGTGCTTGTACCTAATGTGTTAGGCGACAGAGTTAAAGGGCGACTACCTGTGGTTAAAGCTGTAACACTAGGTGACGTAGTATCTGCTGTTTGTGTTGTTGTACTTGATCCACCTTCTGTAGCAGCAGCCTGCCTGAGAAAGTACGGTTTCATAATATCTTGTAAAGAGCTAGCCATCACCCTTCTCCTTCAAAATCGGGTTCACCTTCATACCAACTAACATACACTGAAACTTCTAAAGGACCTGTTGTGGGGTTGGATATTCGCTGAAGGTATTCTTTACCTAAATCAAAGTTTCTCTCTAACCCTTCGATGTTCTCACTACCTGCCACTTTAGACCCTTGGTTAGTGTCACCAAAGAAAGTACGGTCTGTTGAAATCTTAGTACCTGTATCAGTAACAGTAACACCCGCTAGTATTTCTACAGTGTCAGGCACAGGGTTGATGTTAGTTAAGTTAAACACTGGAACAGGTGTCCCGCCTGTATAAGCGGGTGCTTCATATGTCTCTAGCTTTATCTCTTGCCCTATGAAGTTGACAACACGGCCCTTAACCAATGTTTTCTCTGTTGTTGTCTTAAAGATAATATCAGAGCTTTCACCAGCAGGGATAGTAGTACGTAAGCTAGTCTCGAATTGTTTCCCTCTCTTGACATTAGCCTCTGTGTAAGGTTGTACAATAAAAGCCCTTACGCCCTGAGTCACTCCCTTGGTTAGTTTATAGAAAACATCCATTAAATCTTGTAAAGCCATTGCTGCCTCCTAAATTCAGGCAATAAAAAAGGACGGCAGGGAGTACCGTACCGTCCTTGATGAACACAAACTGTTTAGTCTGTCTTAGCCAGCAATGTCATACTTAACGATTACTTCAGCATCACCTGTTGCAGAGCCTTTAGCTGTTGCATCAAGCACTAAAGCTAAATCAACAGGGCCTTGACCCGATGTATTAGCAAGACCTGATAGGTCTGTGATACTTGATACACCAGCAGTAGCTAAGTCTAGGTCTGCTGTAAGACCAGCACCGCCATCAATGCTTAGGTTAGCTGTTGAACTAGCAGCAAACGCCTCCTTGACATTGAGAAGTACTTCCTTGACAATGTAAGGGCTGTTAACAACAGCTTCATACAAGTCACCAGATGTACCGGAAGTTACTTGAAACGTCTTAGCTGCTTCATTGCCTAAGTCTTTAGGAGCACCTCGTGTGCCACCCAAAGAACGTGCGCCAAAGTATTGACCTACACCAATACCGTTTGTACCTGATTCATAACTCATAATGTTCTCCTTATTCGATTAAGTCAGCGTCAGCGAGGATAACTACCAACGAATCTAAACGCTGTACACCGAAGCCCATACGAGCAGTTAGTACAAACTCATCCTGCTGGAAGTCTTTGTTACGCTCTGATTCTACGCGAGGCATACGGCGCCATGCTACCATCAATGGCTTGCACTGGTCATCAGCTACACACATAAAGATGTTAGCTACACCGTTTGATACCGCAGTAGTGCCATCAGAGAAGTTACCTTTAGGCAAACGGTTGGAAGTCATAATGCTGAAACCAGCAATGTTCATTACGAACTCATGGTCACGGGCAAAGCCACCTTGCAGGATGTCCTGCATAACAGGGTTAGCATCTACATTGTAGTTACCTTGGAACTTAGACCACAGACTTGCAGCCACAGTTGGGTCAACAACACCAACACGGCTACCATAAGGAACTTCTGCTTTATCCAACGCTAGTTTAGCAGCATTAAGGTCAGCCAGTTCTAATGTGTTATTAGTGCCAGTAGCAGTAATACGGTGTGCTTTACCGTTGATAGTGTTAGGGTCTGCATCAGTTTGAGCAGCATTCAATGTCTGGAATGAACGAGACTCAAAGTATTCTTGTACAGCACGACGACCTTCCATTGCACGTGCTTCTAACAACGCTGGGATGTTAGTACCGTCTTCACGCAAGGTGTCTTTAATAGCATAGCCATCACCACGATAGACATTTCAGTCTACTAGACTATAGCATACGGGATTCATCCCGCCCAATGTACTTAGTCGTTGCTAGTGTTTCGCAGAACTTCTTATTACTTTCAGTTGTACCGCCATGATTACGTGAGTGTCTGTTTTCTCCCACATAGTCCCGTACTAACTGCATCTGTGTTTTCTTAATCCTAAGATGTTGTCCACAGAAATCGTAAAGTTCTTTTACCTTAGAAACGCTCATGTATCTTTCATAGTAAGCAGTGTTGCCCGTATAAAAAATACAACCACCAAATGCTTTTTTAATAAGCTGCAAACCAGCTTGTGCATCTACCGCTGAAACAATTATCAGCTTGGTGTTTAGAATACCTTTCTTAGATACTCTTGCGTAAAAACAACCATCTCCATCTATGTAACCTGCAAGCCATTTACGGCTAGGGTGGTTTTTAGTGGGCGTTTGTTTCTTTCTAAGGCTCTTAACAACCTTTCTTATTGCCTTCAACTCTTGCTTGTTAACTTCATCAGGCAGTGTTAAAACATACTCAGCAAGTTCGTCTTTAATTACAAGGTGTCCCTTTATAATTTCGATAAACCGTCTTGCTTTATTACCTGTTAAGTCGATTAGAGTAAGGTCTGCACCTTTTCTATATCTCAAGTTAACATCATAAGTTGTTGCCAATTCTCGGAGATTATAATCTCTGAAAGTTGATTGACCTATGTTGACTTTCGGATACAAACCGTATCTGTCGTCGTCACGCTTCTGAACATGGATGCTAATACTGCCATCCGAATCTACAAAACCTGCAAAGTATTTTGCGTCAATCATTGCCACACGCTCCTGTGGTGTCTCTAGTTGTTTTGAAACTTCTATCTGGTTCGATATTACACGTCCCAGTTATTCAACATTGGTTTATACTTCACTAGTGTACGTTAATGAAGTCAGTAATCTGTAACTGAACTTTACCAGTTTCGATTGGGTTGTACACGATAGGAGTTTCATCACTCACTTCCTGTACAGTTGCTTCACCGATAGTAGGGATGGTTAGGGTCTCGCCTGAACCGAAGTCACCTACGTTGCGGTAAAACACATCAGGCATCAACGCATCGTGCATAGTACGCAGAATGAACTGCGATTGAATGTCTGCCTCTACAAAGCTAGAGTTAACTGTTTTGTTTAAACTCATTATTTAATCCTTAGAATTTATATCCTGTTTGAGCATCGATGTTATGGAACGAACGTCCATATCCTTCAACGCCATAATCCTGTGCCACTTCATTAGCAATATCAGCGAATGATGTGCCTTGTGGTTTTTGTTCTTGGGTTTGCCGTACGGAGCCACCAGAAGGATTGACCTGCTTCTTCTGCTCTGTACTCAAACCGAATAACTGTTTAAACGCTGAAGGTCGGGTAGCCGCAAAGTCAACAATCTCATCCTTTGAGTTAAAGTCTAGTTGACGTGTCTGTGCTTCTTGTACTAATTTATCTAAGTACCCTTCACCGTATTTGCCTGACGCTACTTCATGCACTTGACGGAGATTAGCTTCTCGCTTTTGTTTCTCTGTCATCTGTGCTTGTTCTTGCTTCATGGCCTCAAGCGCTTTTTGAATCAACTCATCTTGGTTCATGCCTGCTTCTGGCTGAGTGGTATGCTCACCTGCTGGCTGACCAGACTGTTGTTGTTTTAATTGTTCCATAGCTTCCTCAATTTTAGCAGACTGCTCCAGCTTACCTTCTAACTCTGCAATACGTTGTTGTAGTTCTTGTTCACGCTGTTTCTTTTCTTCAATAAATGAATCAGCATGTTCAAACTTCTTGATAGCTTCTTGCTCATCGAACTTACGTCCTTTGTATTCAAACAAAGTTTCAGGTTGCTGTTGCTGCTCTTGTTGAGACTGCTGTTCGCCTGATTGCTCAGGCTGTTGTTCTTGTTCAGCTTGGTTATCGCTGTTAAGAAGGTCTGACATATATTTCCTTAACCTATGGTGGGGTTATAACTGTTTAAGAAGAGAACGAAGAATTGTACGTTTACCTTTATTGTGTGCTTTCTTGTACTTCCAATGGAAGATGCTAAGCCAATCTGTTTTTTCTTCGTCCTCTTTTAGAAGACTCTCTAATTGCTTTTCGAGAAATAGCTTATACTCTTTAGTTATTTGATTAGCTAACCATATATCTTTTTGTTCTAAGACCTTACGCTTTTCTTCTGTCGTAGTGGCCTTATGATGTAAACGAGATAGAAAGCTAGGGATACGATGTTCAGCCAAGTTCGTCTTCCTCCTGTCGTTGCACTAAGTCATTAAGCTGTTGTTCTTCTGCTGTCGTCTGTAACTGCTGTGCTTCTTGTTGTTCTTCAATAACAGCAAACTTCTCAAAGAACTCAAACTTATCGAAGCCACCAATACGTGATACAGTCTGTGCCAGCTTCCAGCTATTGATGTGCTGCCCTACTAACTGACCTAAGTTAGAATTACTAAGCTGTTGCAGCATAGCCATCTGTTGTACTTCACGTTTGAACCTACGTGCGCCATAAGGAACCAGTAAGCCGTTGCTATTGAGGTCTGCTTCTGTGACAGACAGAAACATCATAAATCCATCGTCATCATCTGTCTGCACCTGTAAGGCGCTCTCAATAAGCTCACGTCCTACTTCTATTTCATCCTTAACCATTGGCTCAAGGAGGTCTATTTCAAACTGTTCAGCTTTGTTTATGAAGCCCCTGAAAGCACCCTCGTTAAGAGATTGCACCTCGGTGGCTGTCTTCTCGCCAGGAGTTCTGAAGCCTGCAAGTTGTAAAGGTAACCGTGCTGCGCTACGTGCACGTAATGTTAGTGTATCAATCTCTGAGTTAAACGATAACACAGCAGAGTTAGGAGACATATCCGATACGCTACCGTTCTCTGGTGCGAGGTACTTGTACTGACCTGTGTTCTCGTCAAAGATTTCCTCTACATCACCAACAAACAAACGGTCAGGGTGAATGAACCTATCAATAGCATCTGACTTACTGTTCTCACGGTGGTTGATTTGATAGTTCATACCAACGATGTTATCTAATGCACCTTGCCCCCATAGGTTATCGGGGCGTGGTCGGTACGTAGCTTTACGAATACGTGAGTTACCTTGTTCTTCTTCTAACAGAACATTGAGACGGTCTACCACAACTATCTTCTTGTCTGTGTGCAGTTGTTGTTTGTACTTATCGTACACTGTGCCATAGAACCAAAGTAACTCGACCATGCCTGAAGTGTAATAAGAACTAAAAGAACCGAACCCTTGTGGGATGTACTGTGTGTTCTTATCTAACTCAGCGCCTGCTACTTCTCCGTAGCTGCCTCTGCGGTCCAATACCTTCTGACATACTTCTTGGTCAATCACATCAGGGTTAGCATCACACCATTGTTTGAACTCACCTAGAGACATCACCTCACGGATAATCTTAGGGGTTTTGTCAAAGTGTGTAGCAGTGGGGTTAAATGTAATATCATACGGAGATATACGCATAGGCTTAGGACCTACATAGCCATCTCCTGTCTCGCCCTTGGTTAAGACAAAAGAGTTCCCGTAACGAACGTAATCAGATAGAAGGTCCATCATGGTCTTATTGAAACCATTAAGCTCATGTCTATTACGTAAGTACGCTAGTACCTTCTCTCGTTTCTCTTTAGTAGCAGCCTTGTTATCCATAGGTCGCCATGCTAACCAGTCCTCATGTGGGATAACTGTGTCAGCCATGATAGCTACAAGGTCTTCAAAGATTTCAGCAACAACAGGAATATGCGTAGTGTGGTCCCATGCAGACCCATCCATAATATCCTGTGTGCTTGTAGCATGGATGTAAGCATCAATCTCACGCCAACGCTTCCTAGCTTCTTCGCTAAGGCTGTACCATTCTAGCTGCTGTTCAGCAATACTTGTTGCCTTAGTGTGTGGACTGAGCCACTGTTCTACTTCTAATGTCTTACGATTCATTAAGCGCGTCTCCGTACACCGCCAAAGCGTGATAGCTGTACGATGTTATTGTTGTGTGAGGATGAACGTAAACCCTTTCCGAGGACAGGTTTTGATTTCTCTATGGCTAATGCTAGTACGTCTTTTAAGTCATCGTTTTTAGGACGGGGGAGCATTAACTGTTCTTCTAATGCCGATGTGTATCCACCTCTGAAATGGAACACCTCTTGGTTTCGGTATCTTGGTTCAACTGCTTGTAAGATACGTTCTTCTTTTGTACCTTGGTGCGAGGTGTGAGCAACACCGTGAACAACCAAACTACCGCCAGTACGACGAATGCGGTCTTGCAAATCAGCCTTAACAATTTTACCACCGTTGTTTGTTTCTACGTATATTTCCCTGAATTGCCATTTGTCTTGCAATTCAAGAATACGTTCGTAATAGACTTCTAACTTATCTGTTTGGAATTGGTCTAGCTCTAGTACATACAAGTAACCATCACTATCCCTACCGATGACAACTAAAGCTGTGAAGTCTCGCTTACGCCTGTTTATTGCAGTGCCTTCTGTAAAAGCTAAGTCGGCTGCTGCTGTTAGCCGTAGTTGTTTATCGCCATAATACCAAGAGCCATTGATGTGTTTTAAAAACTTCTTATCAAGGTACTGGAACACAGAGCGATTAATGCGCTGCATACTTGCGTCATTTGGTGCGTTATAAAACTGACTCAGGAAACCAGCTATATCTCCATCAGATACAAGCTCCGCTTTCTTGGTAGCTAACACCTGCGGGTCAAAACCAAACCATTGCTTTAACTTAGTGCTGTAAGAACGAGGCCACAGAAAGTTACCATCCCCTGTTCTATTCGGGGAGTCTTCAACAGGCTTCTCAAAGACAGACCAAAGGTTTCGTAACTCACCCGTGTCTTCTCCGTCTTTATACATAGGCACCTGTATGTCTAACCAAGTATCATATATATCAGCATCACCGTATCGTGTCCCTACCGCTTTCATCACGCTATCGGTTGTGGCAATCTTGGCACAGTTTTTGTAGCAACGGAACACATCCCTACGGGCTGCTTCAGATTGGTAGTTTTCATCAGTAACCAAGTCATCAAATACAATCTCATCTACGTGAAAACCTGTAATACTTTTACCAACGCCTGCTGTGCGAATGCTTGGGTCACGGATACCTCGTTCTTTTCGGGCGGGGTGGTCTAACTCTATGAGGTCATTTCTCCACCGACCTGTGGCTTGGTGTTCTAAATCTCCACCTCTTTTCTTCACCCAGTTTAGATGATTAGGCCACAGACGCTTGTGTTGCTCCCTCTTAAACGTATCAACAATAAAGCCTAGCTGTTCCTCCCCAAGAGAGGGGTTAGCTGATACATACAGTATTGTCCACCAAGGAACAACTGTAAGTTTCCAAGCGCAGTACACAGCCATGATATGACTTTTTTGATGTTCCCTCGGAACTAACGCTAACAATCGAGAACTGTCTTCGTGTTGGAAGAAATGGCAAAGCTCTTTATGAACTTCGCCATACTCCCTTTCAGGAAACATAGTGCAGGCAAACGTCCATAAGTCAGCTTCGCATTGTTCCCGGATTTCATCTACTTTGGTTTTACTCATTTAAACACCGTGGTTGACATGAAACCCGTAATCTATTTCAGCTTGCTTACGGGCTGCTATTGCTTCCTGTAACGTATCAAATGTACCTAACCAAATCTTCTTATAATGATGTTTGATGTTAGCTGTCCACTTGCCTTTTGTAGGAGATGGCCTAACACCTGTACAACCCGATTTGTTATCGTAACGCCTGCTTTGATTCTTGTATTGCTCTCGCTTTGCACACAGCCGTAAGTTTTCAATTCGGTTGTCCGAACGGTCATGGTTAAGATGGTCAATAGTCATTTTCTCAGGGATAACTTCGTTGTGCATTTCCCAAATAATTCGATGCAAATATCTGACTTTACCCATAAGATTGACAACACGGTATCCGTAAGGATTAAGACACCCTACTTGTTTACCTTTTGTTTTCTTACCAGACCTATTTCCTAACCAATACAAGTGTCCGTCCTTGTATTCAAAAATCTCGTTGTAGTCCATACTTATCCTTATAAAAAATTAGCACCGACCGATACACTAGCTGCAACAAGTAAAGGGATTACGTAACGGTTTAACCAACGGTCACGGGTCTTTTCTTGTTTATCCTTGAGGTCGTCTACGTCTTCTTTTGTGACGTTCAGTGAGTCATGCGCTCTGTTCATTCTTATTTCAATATCTTGTATTTTATCGTACAACGTCTGGACACGCCCCTCTAAGTAGCTCACCTTAGACTCTACCCCTTGAACACGGTTGTCCACCTTCTGGTCTAATGCTACAAGCCGTTCATCTAGCCTTCCGAACTGATTGGCTAAGTCTCCAACATCTTTCTTTACAGAGTGAACCTCATCTACCAATCTATTGATAGCCTCCAGTATTTGTACATCTGTATTCCTGCGTTCTTCACTGGACATTCCTAACTCCTGTATTAGCTTTGTCGTACCCTGTAAAGATGTCATCGTTATCCTTAACGTTTGATGGTTCTTCTTTCTTCTTAGTCTTCTTAGGCTCCGCTTGTAATGCTTTAGCAGCATTAACATTGCCGTTCTTAGCTTGTTCTATCAGTGTGCGCTTAGCAAGACTCTCATCTCGCTTACGCATATCTTCACGCCATTTAGCCAAGCCGTAATTATTATTGAAATTGTAATGCCCTTCCATAAAGAACTTAGCATTGCATAAACGTTCCCAATGCTGTTGACTGCCCACGATACGTTCCGCAGCTTCGTACTCATCAGAACATTCCATGTACACCTTGTACATACTGATGTATGTTTTTCCATCCCGCACTTTATCTTTAGTGCTTAATGTGTACACAGCTTCGGGGTTGCCGAACTCTATGAACAAACCTTCTGTTAAATACCTGTGGTTAGGTCCTTTCATTGGAACATCAGTTTTCTCTTTAATATCCCATTCGTTGTGATTCATAGTTATCCTTTCTTTGTTTGCCCGACCCGAAAAAGCAGGGGCTTGTTCGGGCTGCTGCGCCGTGGGTAGCGGATTTTCAGGAGCAGTTGAAGTTGGTTATATGAGAAAGGGGCGGAAACCCCTTTTATGGTGAAAAGAAACCCCAACCTGATAGATTGGGGTGATGTTAAGATGTGGCGTTAGCTACCCAATCAGAAACATTAGTAGTCGATAGCGGTTTTTGTGCCAAAGTAATATGTTTTTATTTTATAACTTAGGCCATGTTTTATGTGTTTCTATTTAAAGGGTAACTGCCGACAATGGTGTTACCTGTTCCAGAATCAGACACCCCAGATGAGCCTAGATGGGAGCTAAAGATGACATTATTACTAGAGGTTGAGTTGAACGACACAGGATTGGCCACAGACCCAGTGTAGTCCACAGTTAATGAATTACCAGAACCCTCCACAAGCAAGCCAGCGTCTCCGTTTCTAAACTGAACTTGTATTTTATTATCGTCACCTGATATTCTAGCGGGGGTTTGTCCATCAATTACTTTCTTTATTATGCTTATATTCCAATTACTTGCTCCAGAGTTAACCCTGCACCCCTCAGCAAGCTGTGGGTCATCTATAAAGATATTAACTTCCGAGCCAGAGCCGTCACCGTTAAAGTAAAGCCCTCTTGACGATTGATAGTCAAGCCTGTTTATCACCAAGCCGCCCCCCTCAAGCTCGCCAGCTCGCCCCTGCGAGTCAGTGCTCCCGTTGACGCACGTCAAATGCCCTATAACGCCTTTCTTGTTTCCTGATAACTTAAACGGCCCATCAAAAGCTGCGCTATAACCTACTCCGCAAATCATCCTTTTAACTTCAATGTTAAGCAAGAAACCCGATCCTACTCCGCTGGTTTGAGTTACTTCGCACTCCACGTAGTTAGATATAAACGTTTTCTCTCCCTCACCACCGAAATTAAACTCTGCGTCTGTTATTAGTTTATCTCCAGTAACAATCATATCATCTCCGCCGGTAAGCCTAAACCCAGAAGTCGCTCCGTTGTTTGTGAGCTTTAGGGTTCCAAAACTCATAAAAGATACTTCGCCAGTGTTAGGGTCTGCGAACAAGCCGGCACCTGCATTACCCTTGCAGACTGTTTCTCCATGAAACCTTATATTAGAGTATTTTTCCGCTTCGAGAGGCTCTATATCAACCCCTGCCTCTGGGCTCTTTCCATTGGTATTCAGGAACTGTCCGTTGTAGACATCAACACCCGTTCCTCCAACACCAGATCCAGCATCACTTAAACCTTGCCTAGAGCAATTATCACAAAGGGGATCATATATATGTATATTCTTTAAAGTACCGCCAGAACCGCTTGCTCTTATGTATATTCCGTCTGTATCTGCGTTCAAGCAGGTAGGGTTGTACCAGTTTATATCTGCGCCCTGAGCAAATTGTATGCAGTGCATTCCCCCATCACCAGACCATAAATACCCAAGATCAGGGCTACCTGATGATGTTATATTGTTTCTGTTTCCGTCAATAACGCCGCCATAGAAGTTAACATTGCTAACAGACTCAGCAAAAGTAACCAAGCTGGTTTGGGGGTGCGTTCCAGAAAGCATTTTTAGCTTGGCATTACCAAAAAAACCTGTTGTGTTACTTTTTGCAAAAAGACGTAGACAACTAGACTCAAAGTTTTCAGGAAAATAAAAAAACCTTTGTGATATAACGCTTTGGATAGCGCTAGTGTAGTCAACGTCATTGCTTTGTAATGGGATGCCAAAATCAAAAGTTGATATAAAAACATTTTCGACATTTGTCCTAACAAAAGCCCCTGTCCCCGTACCCGTCCAGTCAAGCAGTACGTTAAGGTTTCCCTGAGTGCCATCCCAAGCGGCAATAGCTTCTGGCGTAATAACGGTGCCGCCGTTATGGTCTGCTTTATCTCTCGAAGCATCATAAACAAACTGACCGCCGCCAACTTCCGAGCCAGCATAAAAGCCTGTAACATCGTATTGCGCTCTGTCTTTAAGAGGGGCATTGACGAGTGCTTTTATTCCGTCAAACACTTTACCTTGGGCAGCAGACTTACCCCCAACTGTGCTCCCATCATGTACACGTAGGTCATCATTTGTTGTATCTACTGTTGTCTCACCTACCTGTCCTGTGAAACTATCGTGCTCTGTCTTAGTACCACGGCGTAGTTGTAATCTTGAAGCCATTAAGCAATACTCCCTAAATCAAATTGGTTAGCAATCATTGTGTCTGTAATCTGTCCCATATCAAAAGGAAACACTAAGTTGTTACTAGCGTAGTCATCAATGAAAGATTGTAATGTAAGTTCTGCGTCTTGCGCTGCAATAGCAGAGTTCTGTGATTCTGTAGCAGCTACACCTGATTGTGTAGCGGCTGTTTGTGCTGCATCTTTTAACGAAGTGAACTCAAAACGTAACGCAGCTTCTGTATCTGCTGCTGCTGTACTTGCTGCGCTCTCTGCTCTATCTGCTTCTTCTTCTGCACGATTAGCCTGTGCTAAAGCTCTGTTGGCTTCTGCTGTTGCATCGTCTAATATAGCTTGCCCTTTACCTAACGTAAGAGGCTCGCTGTTAGACAATGGTTCTGGTAGGTTGAAAATACGAGAGCTATTAGCATCAATGTCTGCTTCTAAAGCATTATCGCTATCCCCTACACGGGAGAGCATATCTTTAAATGCTTGCTCTATCTTTTCGAATTCATTGTTAATACCAACAACAGTGTATTGGTCTTGGTGTGTGTATCTAGCCATTATTTCCCTCTAGTGTTTTAACACGCTCTGTTAACAGAACTAAGTCCTCCGTTAACCTAATTATCTTTTGGTTGAGTTCTAGAACAGCCAACTCGCTTTCTTCTTTTAGCTTTTTTCTACGGGCTTGTTGGAATTGTTGCTCGATTCTTTCCTTATGTTTTTTACTCACTTCTTTATTTCCTTAGAACTACGAACGGAGTTAACAGCGCCTGTTCCAAAGTAAAACGCAAAAGTCAATAGGGTTAAGTCGAACACGAAGTCCTTCATAAACATGACAACTCTGTTGGCAAACACTGTCGCTTGTGTCACTTCAAACAATGTGCCTACGCCCATGGCGATTAGCCAAACAATAACGAACAGTGCGAACATCACCCCCACCAAGAACGCTAAGAATCTACGCATTGGACTCTTGTGCTTACTCGCTTGTTCGTATTGTATTGCTAACTCTATACGCTCTTTCTCTGATAACTCGTTCAACCCTGTCTTATCTCTTACAAGGTCTACGACCGTATCGCCTAGTTTGTCAGCAGTGAACATCTTACCAACAAAACCAAGTATGCTACCAAGCATGATATCTCCTAGAGCTTTCGCTCTTGTGTGTTTTCTACGTTATTCTTTTTATGCGGCTTTGCCGTATTAGCTAAAGGTATAGCTTATACTTTTTAAGTTGTTAACTACCTATGTTTATAACTTAAAGGAATATAGACAACATAGACCGAAGGTCGCTACACTGTGCCTAAAGGCACGCTCCGCTCTAAAAACATAACGCAGAAAAGCGAACCATGAGCTTGCTCATTGTGAGCTAGGCTGTGCGAAGCACAAGCCCCTAGTTAAAATTTTATGCAGAAATGTCGGAGACATCATGCACCCCTACATCAATCCCCCCTGTTCCCCCTTGCGGGGTACAGCAGTTCATCAAGGGGGAGGGGGTGCAATCGAAGATTGTCATTCCTAATCTAATCTGTCGATTAGCATGGTAATGCTTAATCGGTGTGACTCGGAGAGTCGTATTACACTCTCACGAGTGCTCCCACTTCTTTATCACTGCCTCTCTATTGCCATAGAGTGTGTTATGTAAGGCTTTCGCCTTAGTACCTATAGTATTACGTTGATTAAAATCAACATTCACTGCTGTTATGGGCTGATAGCTATTGTCATAGCTTTACTGCTTAGCCTTGGCAGGCTGTATTGTTTACTTATATGCTTGTATCTGTACTGTTAGACCCTTCTGGCAATAAAATAAAAACCCTTATAAAACAGTAACATAGTAATTAATTTCAATTTATTTTACTTTTATACTTGATTATTCTTTTTGTCTGTTCCATACTTTCAAACGTCAACAAGACAACAACCAAAAGGAACACACAATGATATTAGATACATATTATTCAGATGATTTGGATTGTACTGTAGTACACTTAACCAATAAAGCGGCATTCGCTTTGGAGTACCCTGACAGGGAATCATTATTCGACCACGGTTATACAGACAGTGAAATAGACCAAGTGTTCGACTTGATACAACAGGGTGTAAAAGATTGGTATTGGAACAATGAAGGCACGTTCGTACTACTGAAGGATTGACAATGAAGAAACTTAAAGAATTTTTAATTATTGTATTGACAACGGCAACAGGTCTGCTAGTTTGTTACCTAGCATGGACAACAACACTGTAAACAGTTTAACAAAAGAGCTTGACAAGCTTCAGGCTCTTTGATTAAGCTAACTACAGCTTACTTAAACAACTAACTAAAGGTGATTACAATGGGTACTAAACAACAATTAAACGACAACGTGCTAACAATCGTTAATGCTATCGAACAAGGTATTGAAGTAACCCAAGATGATATCGACAGCGGCTACTATGATGAAGGACAATACGAAGCAGGTGACATTATCTCTGGCTTTGATTACTTAGCTGATGTCCTTGACATAACTTGGATACTGTTCAGTGATAAGACATACAAAGGTGCAGAAGTGTTAGTTGGATTTGGCGGTCCTAACCTATGGATTGACACGGTACACAATACAGTGCATGGTACATGGGGTGGTGATAAAGTGAGCATGTCATACCATGATGATGTTATGGGTATAGATGAAGCACTAGAAGAATTATTCAACTGTTAATTAACAGTAATTTATTTTAGCAGAGTCACTTGACAGGCTCAGGCGGCTCGACTAAGCTGAATTACATAGTCGTTTGGTGGCGACTCTAAAGGACATAACAAAGTAGCGTTATGCGGTTCAGGAAGCACCTCTTATTCGCCAGTGCAGGGCGTTGGCCATAGCTGTCAGGCGTGGGAATACTGCACAAACATAAGCGCATTGCTGACAGTGTGTTTATGTTTTACCGTGGCGTATCTTACCACACAACAAATGCAAAAAGGGGGAGCCGACTCTTAGCTTTGTTCATTTACTGCGCCACGGTTTTTATTTAACAACAAAGAGGGTAACAACAATGGAATTAAACAACATGCAAAAACTACACGAACTGATGTTAGACAACAATTTAAAGCTGACATTAGCAGAGTTTATCGAGTACGCTTATCACCAATGGGCAGAGGAGTACCTAACAGTAGAGCGTGCCAACGAACACATCAACAACTCTCTCAATAAACCGTGGGAAGAACCAACTTTACCTAAGCTAGAAGGTTTTATTGAGTTAGGTCGTGAGTTATATCGAGATAGAGTGGGGGTGTCATAGCATGGAACAAAGGCAACACAAAGTTAAAGAGTACACAATTAAACGAATTGTGTGGGGTAAAGATTATGCTATTAAAGACCTGATAGACATAGGGCTAGAGCCTATGACACTACAAGAAGCCTCAACCATGAGGCAGAAACAAATGAACCCACTTAACTGGTTTATCTGCAAAATTGATAACTAAGGAGAACCCAATGCAATACACACAAGAACAGTTAACAGATATACTTAACAAACATGAACTGTGGTTAGCAAATGAAAAAGGCGGGAAAAAGGCTAATCTACAAGAGGCTAACCTACGAGGGGCTAATCTACGAGGGGCTGACCTATGGGATTGTACAGGCAACAACAGAGAAATTAAGACAATCCAAGC